GTCGGACGGGCAAGGTTACGGAGCATCGCTTGTAAATATATACGAAACTACAACACCAAAAAAATTAATAGACGGCGATACGCTAGAGGTAAAGCTGCCATTTGAGCAAATATATTTTGAAAAATTAACAGACCAAAACTCTGCGGCAACAGAGTCAAACACAAATATACAGACGGGTGTAATACTAGACGATAACTTAAACCCAGTTGTACCAAAGGCGGTCTTGCATTACGTAACTAGACAGGATATATCTAGCACTCCTATACGTTTTGTTAACGACCTAGCGGCGGACGTTGTTTTAAACGCGGAGCTAAACTCTCCTATACATCATTTTGGAGTTGAAAATCCTATGTACTCAAATATATTTGAGGCAGAGGCGAGTAACTTTACAGGCGAGAGCTTAGTCAATAATTTATATAGTATACATTACAAAGATTATGTAACCGCAATATTTGAGTTAAAGCGTAGGACGTTTAAGTACGTTGCAAACTTGCCTATACAAATAGTTACAAGGCTAGATTTAAACGATGTAATCGCAATCAATGGAATAGACTACAGGATAAATAAATACTCTTACAACCTCTTAAACGGCTTAACCAAGTTAGAGCTAATTAACGGCTTTGATACTACCCTAAAAAATAAGGTATATATTCCGTCGACTGTAACTGTAGGGAAATACCTTACAAACTTAGTTTTTAACGTGGAGGGTATAGACGGCTATACTATTACAAAAATTGACGAGGGTTTTGGCACGACTTGGGTTAGTACGTCAGTAGTCGGATCGGATAACAATTTAGCAGGCATAAGCATTGACGGAATGAGTCCGAGCATTACGACTAGAAACATGACGATAAGGTATGTAAAAGATTCAATAACAACAGATATAATAATTTTACAAAATGAGTAACGACATTACAGAGGTAATCGACATACTAAGACGAGGAGATTTTTACGGCGCAGGCGACTGCGTAGAGATAGCAAAGGGCAAGAGGCAAATTGTAGTTTCATGGAGTGGACTAAAAAGAAAAATTAAACGTACTATAAAAGCAAAAAGATAATGAAAGAGATAAAAGTAAAATTAACCGTTGACTCGTCGGGAGCTGAGAAAAGTATAGATAACGTTACAGATTCAACAAAAAAACTAGACAAGGCAAATAGCAACGCTAGTAAAAGTAACAATTCGCTTTCAGCATCAACAGCAAAAACAGGAGTTGCAATGGGTGGAGTCGCAACAGCCTCGACCTCAGCGGCTACCAGTTTAACCGCTTTGGGTGGTACTGTAGGAGCTGCCGCAGGGGGTATGTCTGCGCTAAAAACCAAGCTACAAGCTGTTATAGTTAGTTTAAAATCTGTAAAAGTGGCTATGATGGCTACAGGGATTGGTCTTGTTATAGTGATATTAGCGTCATTAAGGGCAGCATTTACAAGAAGTGAAGAAGGTCAAAACAAATTTGCTAAGGCTATGGCAGCAATTGGAGCTGTTACGGGTGTATTAATGGACGGATTAGCTGCTTTGGGTGGCTTAATTATAGATGTATTTACAAAACCAAAGGAGGTTTTTAAGGATTTTAGCAAGTCAATCAAGGAATTTGTAACAGATAAGATTACAAAAGTCACAGAGGGATTAGGTTTATTAGGTAGTGCAATTAAAAAAGCATTCTCGGGAGACTTTAAGGGAGCTTTTAAAGACGCTAAAGATGGAGTTGTTCAGCTTAACAGAGGTTTGAATCCTCTAGTTATTACCGCAGAAGCAGTTGCTAAGGGTGTTAAGAGCATAGTAACAGAAATGAAGGAAGAGGCTAAGATAGCAGGACAGATAGCAGATATAAGAGCAAAGGCAGACAAAGTAGACAGAGCTTTAATAATTGACAGGGCAGAGGCTAACAGAAAGAGAGCGGAATTATTAGACAAAGCAGCAAATAAAGAAAAATTCACAGCAAAAGAAAGGATTGAGTTTTTAACAGAGGCAGGAAAAATTGAGGACGCTATAACTGAAAAAGAAATATCTGCCGCACAATTAAGACTAAAGGCAAAAAAAGCAGAAAACGCTCTAGGATTGTCTACAAAGGACGACTTAGACGAAGAGGCAAGGCTTACAGCAAAATTAATTGATTTACAGGGAGCAAAATTAACAAAACAAAAACTAGTAACCTCGCAAATTTCAGCAGCTAACAAGGAGGCAGCAGCCGACCAAAAAGCATTAGAGGCAAAGGCAGCAGCAGACGCAAAAAAAATAGAGGCGTTTACGGCAAACACAAAAGAAGAAAAAAGAAAGCTTGAGAGAGAAAAGTTAAAAGAACAATTAGCCGAATTACTAAAGCTAGCAGGAGACGATAACGAGGCAAAAATTGAGTTGCAAAAATCTTTTGACGAGAGACTGCTAGAATTAAAAACTAAGAACGCAGAAAAAGACGCAGCAGAGCAAAAGAAAATCGACGATAAAGTAATAGCAGACGCAAAAATTATATCGGATAAAAAGATAGCGGAGGAGAAAAAAGTTGCAGCCGCGAAAGTTGCGATACAAGAGCAAGGTCTTAAAGTAGCAGGGCAGGCATTTTCTTTACTAGGTCAACTAGGAGAAGATAACAAAGCGCTACAAGCTACGGCATTAATTGGCGAGTCTGGAATAGGAATAGCAAAAATGATTATAGCAAATAATACAGCAAATATCGCAGCTTTAGCAACGCCTCAAGCGGTTGCTAGTTCGGGAGCGTCTGCTGCGCCTGTAATAGCTTTTAATAATATATCTACAGCTTTAGGGGTTGCTGCAACGGTAGCGGCTACAGCGAAAGGACTAGCGGCTTTAGGCGAGGGCGGAGCGCCAGCAGGAGGAGACGCAGGCGCAGGCGGAGGAGCAACCGCTCCCGCTTTTAATTTAGTAGAGGGAACGGAAAGCAACGCAATACAAGACAGCATAACAAACCAAGATACCGCAATTAAGGCGATAGTAATTTCTGGCGACGTTACCACAGCTCAAAGCGCCGACCGCAATGCAGTTGACTCAAGTGGATTTTAACAAATAGTGAAACAAAAACGCCTATAAATACGTCTATATAATATAGCCTATGAAAAGATACGAGGGGAAATACAATAAAAAGAGCAAAGGAGTCTTTGCAATTAGTTTAGTAAGCGCTCCTGCCACAGGCGAGCATTATATCGCAATGGCTAAACAAGATAAGATAGTAAAGTTTGCGAAAGTAGACGAGGAGCAGCGTATTTTAATGGGGTTAGTATTACAACCAGAACAATTAATCTACAGAGTAGACGAGGACGGCAACGAGTTTGAGATGTTTTTTAGCGCAGAAACTATAAAAGATTTTTCTCAAAACTTTTTTCAGTCTGGATTTCAATTAAACTCTAAACTAGAACATGACGAGACTATCGAAAATGTTACGTTTGTAGAGTCGTGGTTAGTAGCCGATCCAAAGAAAGATAAATCAGCAGCCTACGGACTTAGTTATCCTGTTGGCTCTTGGCTTGTTTCTATGAAAGTAGACAACGACGACATTTGGAATAACTATATTAAGACGGGCGAATTAAAAGGATTCTCTATTGACGGAATGGTAGAGCTTGAGGAAGTAAATTTTAAATCAAATATACAAATGAGTAAAAGTAACAAGAATATCCTTGCCTTGCTAAAACAGATAGTATCTGGAGCAGAGCAGGAGGTAGAGGTAACTCTAGGAAGTGTAAAATCTGGCGAGCTAGATATCCAATTCGACGGCGAAACTTTAGAGGTTGGAACGCCTGTATTTTTAATTGCAGACGACGATGAGAAAGTACAACTTGCAGACGGAACGTATAAAATCGACGACGCAGGCGAGATAGTTGTAAAAGACGGACTAGTAGAATCCATGACTGAGGGAGAGGAAGTAGTAGACGAGGAGGTAGTCGAAGAGGTAGCTCCAGACGCAGAGCTTGCCGAAGAGGACGAAGTAATCGAGGAAGTAAACGCAGACGAGGAGTCTATGAAAGTAATTAAAGAGATTTTAGACGATATGTTTAAGGCTTACGCTGAGAGTATGGAGATTAAAATGAGCGCTTTAGATACTAAACTAGAAACTTTAACGTCTAAAAACGTAGAGCTAAAAAAGCAAGTTGTTAAACTTTCGGCGCAGCCGTCAGTAAAGCCTATTAGCTCACAACCAAAGCAAGTCTCTTTAACAAAGCAAGGGCGAATCCTTGAGGCTATTAAACAAGCAAACCAAAACAAGTAAATTAATTAATTTAAAATAGATAAAAGAATGGCAATTACATCAAATTATGCAGGAATCCCAGCGGTGGACATAATGCTAAAAGCAATCAAGGAAGAGGATACTTTAAGACTTGGACTTATTAACGTTGTACCTAACGTAGGATACAAATTAAATTTAAGAAACTTAGACGTTACTCTAGGGGTAGTAGACTACGCTTGTGGTACTACGCCTGCAACAGGAGCTGTAGCTTACGCTGAGAAAGTACTAACACTTTCAAAGTTTAAAAATGAGTTTACAATCTGTAAAGAAGATTTCCGACCAACGTGGAGCGGCGAGTCTATGGGTGCGTCAGCTTTTAACGATCAAACGCCTCAAGAGATTGCAGACGCAATCGTAGCGGATACATCTGCTAGACTTGCGGAATGGTTTGAAGATCAAATCTGGAACGGAGCAGGAACGGCAGGAACTATGAGCGGTTTAATTACTCAGTTTTTAGCAGACGGAGACGTTATTCAAGCAAACGGAGGAATTACTGCAATCGGTGCGGCTGTAACAACAACTAACGTACTAGCGGTATTTGACGCAGCTACGGCAGCATTACCTTACGCGCTAAGACGTAAAGCGGTTAACTTTATTGTATCTCCAGACGTTGCAGATGCTTACATGAAGTTGCTTATCCAAAATGGAGCGGCTAACGGACTAGGAGGAGACGCTAATACAGGAATGGTTTACGGACGTTACTCTGTGCAAGTTGTAAATGCCTTACCAAACAATACTCTCGTTTTATTCGAGAAGTCTAATATCACTATGGGTACAGGATTAGCCTCAGATGCGACCTCTATTAGAGTGAAAGACCTTGACGAAGTAGATTTGAGCGGAAACGTTTTATACAAGTCTGTATTTGGTGGAGCTGTTGGGTACTCTTATGGTACTGAGATAGTTTGGTTACTTACTACTATAGCATAATAATGCAATGGGGGAGGTTTAACCGCCTCCCCTTTTTTAAAATAATATATAACAGTTAACTAATTGGTTAACTATCTAAAAATCAACAACTTATGGCGTGTTTAATTACATCGGGGAGAGCTAAAGTGTGTAAGGACGGTCTAGGCGGTCAGTCTACGCTATACCTCTTTAACAGCCTACCAGATGCTTTTACTGTTTTGAACGGAGAGGCTACAGCAATGAATGCAGCTTTAACGGCGGCGTATGCTTATCCTTTAGAGGGAGACGGCAATACACTTGAGCAGTCTATGGTAGGAGACAGAAATACTAGCAGTAGAGTAAATACTCAGACGCTTACAACCGTTTTAAAAGCTATGGACGCAGCGACAAATGCTGAGTTTAATCTATTAGCCGCAGGGTATCCGTCGGCGGTAGTAGTGGACAGAAACGGCAACTATATAGCTTTAGGACTTGACGACGGTATCGACTTTACAGTCGTAGCATCGACGGGTGGAGCTAAAACGGACGGCAATATGTATACTTTAACTGGAGTCGCGACAACTAAAGATTTGGCGCCTTTCTTAGATTCGGCAACACAAACCTCGTTTTTAGCGGTAGTAGCTTAATACTTTATTTTACATTTAAAAGCCTTACATTAATTTGTAAGGCTTTTTTTTTGCTTTATAGAAACAAAAAAGCACATTTTTACGTCTTAATAATATACACGCTTGTTTTATGATAGTCGATCCAAATTTAAGTATACATACAATAAAGATAATACCTAGATATAATCCGTCTAACGTATTAACTTTAACTATTACAGATAGTACTCTAGGAACGACTACAGACGTAACGCCTGCCTATACAATGGGCGGAGATTACAAGCTCTCTCTAGTATTTAGCTATACATTTTTAGACGAGAGTAGCTATCAGTTAAGGCTAACGGACAATGTAACTACAGAGATAGTATACAGAGGCTTAGTTTTAGCTACAACACAGGTAGCACAGAAATACAAGCAAACAGCTAACCGCTATACATGGTAAAATATGAGTGATATTAAACTAATAACATTAACAAGCTACTCAAGACCGCCTCTTATGGAGGATAAGTCTAGGGACTGGGTAATGAACGGACGTAATAATGAGTATTACAACTATATTGTTGACCGAAATAACGGGAGTCCTACAAACTCAAGCATTAATCAGTCTTATAGTACCTTAATTTATGGTAAAGGATTGCGCACATCTAGCGGATCGTTAGGTGCGGAGCATTGGGGTAGACTACAAACTATATTAAGACCTAGAGAACTCCGTAAAATGGTCGCAGATTTTCAAGTTTTTGGAGAGTTTAGCTTTGAGGTTATAGAAACTAAGGGCGGAGAGTTGCATAGTTTGACGCATATACCTAAACAAATGGTAATCCCGTCTATTGCAAACGAAAAAAACGAAATAGAACACTATTGGTTTTCTAAAAACTGGCGTAAATATACAGAGGTAGAGAATACGCCCGTACTTTTTAACGCTTACGGCGCTGCTAAAGGCAGCTCTATTTATGTAGCAAAGCCTTACGTTGTAGGAGCTGAGTATTTCGGCGCTCCAAGTTATAGCTCGGCTTTAGTATTTGCCGAAATGGAGGAGGAGATTGCGAACGTACAAATATCGTCTATAAAAAACGGATTAAGCGCAGGGTATATAATACAGATACCAAACGGAACTAATTACACTCCAGAGGAGAAAGAGGAGTTTGAGAGACAAGTTAAACGTAAACTAACGTCTAGCTCGAATGCGTCGAACTTTATTATCAGTTTTAATGACCAAGAGGTCGCTATAGAGGTAACGCCATTCCCTGTAAATGCTAACGTTCATAAGCAATGGGATTCTATACAAGAGCAATGCAAAACACAGCTCATGACAGCGCACAAAGTAATATCGCCGTCGTTAGTAGGTTTATCGTCTGCGAGTGGATTTAGCTCAGTAGCCGACGAGCTAGATATGAGCGAGCGCCAAACTATTAAGCGAGTTATAAAGCCTAAACAAGATTTTATCCTTGACGCAATAGAGGAGGTTTTGGTAAATTACGGAATTAATCTAAATTTATATTTTTCTCCATTGACTGAGGAGGTTGTAGAAGTAAAAGAGGAAACCGCAGAGCTTAGCTCTCACGTATGCATGAGCGACGGAGCGCCTACAGAGTTAGCAGATAGTTTAATCGCTTTAGGCGAAACCCTAGACGTCTCAGAGTGGACGATGCTAAGTAGTGCGGACGTAGATTATGATACAGACGGCGATTTATACGATTTAGTAGAGTTTGCAACGTCTACAGGAACGGCTAGACCTAACTCAAAGAGTGCGCAAGATAGTAAAGAGATAGCCATACGCTACAGATATGTAGGTAACAAATCTCCGCAAAGAGAATTTTGCAGAAAAATGATGCAAGCTAATAAGATATATCGCAAAGAGGATATTTTGCAAATGAATAAGGCAGGAATAAACGACGGTTTTGGACTAGGTGGTACAAATAGTTACAGCATTTGGTTATATAAAGGCGGAGGGAGAATGTCGAGTAATTTTCCGCAGGGAACTTGTCGCCACAAATGGCAAAGAGAGATATACCTAAAAAAAGGTAGTAGCTTAGACGTTAACTCGCCTTTAGCTAAAACTATTAGTACCTCAGAGGCACGCCGAAAAGGGTATAAAGTACCAACAAACAAGAGCATCGTCTCTATTAAACCGCATAACGCATAAGATATGGCAGATTTTCTCTTTATATCCCCCACAGAA